CAAAAGAATGGAATACTGATTTTTATTTGCATAACTTATATCCATGGTCTGAAAACAAACATCCATCTAAATATGGTCATAAAATTATAGCAGATTCAATAATAAAATTTATAGAAGAAAACAAATTATGAACGAAAAATTATACAAATATGGTGTGATATACTTCGGTACTTTATGTATGATGTTATCACCCTTTGTTATCGACTCTTGGGTAGGTAAAGTAGGAATGTTAGTAGGCCTTACACTAATAACAATTCAAACACAAAAAACAAAACAATACAACCTCTCTTTACTAAACGCAGTAGGGTTTACAGGTTATTTATATGCACTTATAACTTCTTTTATGTAAATGAGCAAACTAATTAATTTATTTGGTGGACCAGGAATAGGAAAATCTTCCATCGCAGCAGGAATTACATATAAATTAAAAAAGAAACACATAAGTTGTAATAACCCATACGAATTTCCAAAAAGATTGGCATGGGATAAAAACATACCAGCGATATCAGACCAACTCTATGTATTCGCAAACCAACATAGAGGAATCGCAGAATGTTATGGTAAGGTAGATTATATAGTTATTGATTCACCAATTTTATTTTCTACAATTTACCATAGATATTATACAGAAGGATATCCTGCAGAATTTTATGGAGAACCTTTTCATAATTTTGTAATTGATTTACACAAAAAATATGATAGCATTAATATTCTTTTAGAAAGAACTGAAGGAAAACATAATGAAAAAGAAAGATATCAAAATTTAGAAGAATCAATTGCAATCGATACTTTATGTAAACAAGTATTGGATGAAACAAACACTCCATATCATACGATAAAGGTAGGACCTAAAACAGTAAAAGAAATTATAAAATTACTTGGATAATTAAATTATTTTTTGTATCTTTGTAAAAGATAAAACATAAGAGATGAAATACGACCCAAAGAACCCACTTACAGATACAGAGTTAGATAAACTCGGTAAAGAAGATTTTGATTCTTTTTTAGAATACTTAGATGGTATGGCAGCTCATAAGAAACGAAAGGGGAATCCACGAGTAAAAGAACATAAAGAACAAAAAAGACAGGTATTGAGAGATACTGGTATTACAAAAATAAAAACAAATCGAGACCAATGGTTCGATTAAAACAAATAAAGTTATGGCAGATATATTAGGACAACAACCACAACAACCACAAATTGATTTAAAACAAGCTAAAGAAATGGTTTGTACTAACGATGAATGTGATGGAACAGTATTCATCCAAGGAACTAAATTTCTAAAAGTTTCAAGATTGGCAACTGGTCAATCCAAAGATGCAATTATTCCTGTGGAATTATATTTATGTGGGGATTGTGGTGAAATCAACGCAGATTTACTACCCGATGAATTAAAATCAAGTATTATTCAGTAATGGCAAAATCACTCTTTGACCATATCAAAGCGGTTACATCAGAACAAAATCCAAATTATTGGGAAACATTAGATGAGGGAGATAAAAAGACCTGGTCTAATTATATGATTCATAGATTCCTTTCTATGAACCCTGATTGGATTGCGGTACTTTCTGAGATACAACCATACACACAAGTATTAGAACCCAAGGCATTATACCTAGCCTTGATTGGATTGATTCCAAAAGGAAAGTATTATCTAAAATACACCAAGGGTAAAAACGATGCCAAATACGAAGAATGGTTGGTAGAACTAATCATCAAAGAATTTATGTGTTCTAAAAAAGAAGCATTGGAATACCTCGAAATCTTTTATGCAACTCGTGAAGGTAGAGAAAATGTAAAATACATTTGTGAAAAGTATGGAGTTGATAAAAAAGAAATAACTAAATTAAAGTTAAAGGTATGAAAATAATTCCATTTGGTTGTTCTCATATGGCCACTACATCACATGCAGTTGGGTTAAAAAACTCAGAATTATGTAGTGAAGTATTTTCATCAGAAATGAATGGAATTATTGGTGGGAATTCAAATGAAAAAATTATTGAAGATGTTTATCGTGTTGCCAACAACTATGGGTTAGAACCAAAGTTTCATGGTTTCGATGTAAGTAAAACTTATACTAGTGGTATTGAATTTGGTAAAATTGACTTAACTGATACTGTATTCTATATACAATCTACATACACAAATAGATTATGGCTTCCAACTACTTTAGATTCCTATACGAGTTCCTTTCATAGTTTTCAATCAGACGGTTCTTTGATTTATATTAATAATAAGTTTGCAAAATCAGAACTTAAAAACTTTTATGAAATTTATATAAAATATTTTTGGAACTATTATCTTAATTTATTGGATTTATTACAAAAAATTGATATGTTACAGACCTATTTAAAAAGTAAAAATATCCCATTTGTACATATGTTCTGGACTTTTGGTGGAAATACTAATGAATGGGAGGGGATTAATTTAATTGATGATTCTAATAGAAATTTATCTAATATCAAAAAACAGATAGATGATATTTTAAATAAGATTGATTTTATTAAACCGTATGGTTATAACAATGTAACCGATTGGACAGATGATTTAATGAAAACCAAAACTAGAGAAGATATTTTTGATGATGGAATACATTTAAATCAAGACAATGCATATAATTTATTTACTGAAGTTATTTATCCCGCATGTAAATCAAAAATAACTTCTTAAAAATTTGGATTTCTCCTAATTTTTTCGTATATTTGTATAACAAATAACACTTAAATGGCTAAAGTAAGTTACTCACAATATGGAATGTATTCAACTTGTCAAGAACAATACAAGTTGAACTATATAGATAAATTAGGAACATCTTCCGCAAACATTCACACAATTTTCGGCTCCGCAATGCACGAAACAATCCAACACTTTTTGGATGTAATGTATAATGTAACCAAGAAACAGGCACTCCAACTTAATCTTGAACAGATGTTATACCAACAAATGGTAGAACACTTCACTAAGGAATCTGAAAAGATGGAAGATGGAATGTATCCATGTACTAAAGAAGAATTAGGTGAGTTTTTTGAAGATGGTAAAAAGATTCTACAATACTTTACCAACAAATTAGATAAACTCTACCACAAGAGTGGATTTGAGTTAGTAGCAATAGAACAGAGATTGAACGCAGAGATAAAACCTGGTGTTCATTTCATTGGTTTTATTGATGTATTACTAAAAGATAAAACAACTCAAGAATACATTATCATCGACCTTAAAACCTCAACTCGTGGTTGGAATAAGTACCAAAAGGCTGATAAAGTAAAAACCTCTCAGATGTTACTTTATAAAAAGTTTTATTCAGATAAATACGATATACCATTAGATAAAATTAAAGTAGAATATCAAATCCTAAAACGTAAAATATCAGAAGATTTTGAATACCCCATACCAAGAATTTCTAAATTCGTTCCTGCAAATGGTAAACCCTCAGTAAACAATGCATGGAAAGGATTTAGTAACTTTGTAGATTCTGTCTTTGGTGAGGCGGGAGAAATTATCCAAGAATCTTTCCCACCCAACAAAGGTAAACAATGTGATTGGTGTGAATTTAAAACGAGAGGACTTTGTTCTGTATGGAAATAATCTGTTTTTTATATTTGTATATATTTATATTAAAATATATTAAAAAACGGAGAGTTATGGCAGATACAAAACTGACAACAGTAAAAATCGTAAAAGATATTTACTCATCATTCAAAAGAATTTCGTTTGATTCCAATATCACACTACAAAAATTGGTAAATCGTTCGGTACATAAGTACATCAATGAAGAAGATTTTAGAAACGAAATTAACACTTATGAAGAACTACAAGTTAGTGGTTCACAATTTTAAATCAGAATAAATGGCGAAGAAAAAAATACTATTACTTTCAGATGATTTAAGAATGTCATCTGGTATTGCAACAGTATCTAAAGAATTTGTATTCGGAACTTTTGATAAGTTCGATTGGGTACAATTAGGAGCAGCAGTAAATCATCCTGATAAGGGTAAAGAAATAGATTTAGGAGAAGATGCTCGTAAAATTAGTGGAGTAGAAGATGCCTCTCTTAAAGTCATTCCTTGGAGTGGTTATGGAGATGCAAACATTCTACGAGAATTGATTATGAGACACCAACCTGATGCAATTCTACACTTTACTGACCCAAGATATTGGAGATGGTTGTATGAGATTGAAGCAGAAATCAGACAAAACATTCCAATCTTATTCTACCACATTTGGGATGACCTACCAGATCCTGATTACAACAGAGATTATTACGAAAGTTGCGATTGGTTAGGTTGTATATCTAAACAAACTTATGGTATTGTAAAAAGAGTAGGAGCAATAGAATCTGAAACAATCAAAAACTTAGAAGATTGGCAAGTAGATTATGTTCCCCATGGTATCAATTCTGATTTATACAAACCAGTAGAAGTACCCGAAGAATTTAGAAAACAAGTTCTTGGTGATAAAGATTACAAGTTCGTTCTTTTTTGGATGAATCGAAATATAAAACGCAAACAACCTTCAGATGTAATTTGGGCATTCAAACAATTCAGAGATGGGTTACCCGAAGAAGATAAAGATAAGGTATGTTTGATTATGCACACCGCACCTATTGACCAAAATGGTACAAATCTAATCGAAGTGCAAAAGAAGATTGCACCAGATTGTGATATCAAATTCTCAACAGATAGAGTATCACAACAACAATTAAATTATCTATATAACTTATCAGATTGTACAATCAACATTGCAGGTAACGAAGGATTTGGATTAGTAACTGCAGAATCAGTAATGGCAGGAACTCCAATCATCGTAAATGTTACAGGTGGAATGCAAGACCAATGTGGGTTCAAATTGGATGGTAAATATTTCACTGCAGATGATTATGTAGAGATTGGTTCGCTTCACGATTGGAGAAAGTGGGAAGATAAAGTAACACATGGTGAGTGGGTAAAACCAGTATGGTCAAGAGCACAAACTATGGTTGGTTCAGTTCCTACTCCTTATATCATTGATGATAAAGTTGACGTAGTAGAAGTTTCAGAAGCAATTCGTTATTGGTATGATATTCCAAGAGAAGAAAGAAAGAAACGTGCATTGGTTGGTAGAACAGAATTCCAAGGAGAAATGGGATTAAATCATCTAAACCAAAACAAATGTATGGCAGATGGTATCCTAAAAGGAATTGAAAATTGGAAACCAAAAGAAAAGTTTAACGTATATAAAATAAGATAATGAGTAAACCACTATTAGTATTTCAGGCACCAGTTGCAACTCGAAGTGGGTATGGTGACCATTCAAGAGATATCCTCAAATCACTATTTGAGTTAGATAGATACGATATAAAAATTGTACCAACAAGATGGGGTAATACTCCACAAGACCAAATTGACCCTTCATCGGAATTTGGTCAAAATATAATCCAAAATATAGTAACCCAACTTGATAGACAACCTGATATCTTCATTCAGATTTCAGTTGCAAATGAATTTAGAAGAGTTGGTAAATATAATATTGGAATTACCGCAGGAGTAGAAACAACTATTGCACCTCAAGAATTTATACAAGGTGGTAATCAAATGGATTTAATCATTACACCTTCCCAATTTACCAAAGATGTATTAGTTAAAACTTCTTATGACCAAGTAGATAAAAATACCAAACAAAAAGTTGGTGAGTTAAAATTAGAAAAACCAGTTGAGGTTTTATTTGAAGGAGTAAATACAGAGATATTCAATGGTAAATCTTCTTCTTCTATTTTAGAAGGAGTTGATACAGATTTCAACTTCCTATTTGTAGGACATTGGTTAGCAGGAGATTTGGGACAAGATAGAAAAGATGTAGGAATGATGATTAAAACATTCTGTACAGTTTTCAAAGATTTACCAAAGAAACAACAACCTGGTCTTATCCTTAAAACTTCACAAGCAGGATTTTCGGTAATGGAAAGAGAAGGTATCTCTAAAAAGATACAAGAAGTTACCAATCAG